GGCCGGCACCGGGAAATCTCGGCTGGCCGCCGAGAAGGTGCACGCCTACCTGCTGCACTACCCCGGCGCCACCGGGTTGGTGCTGCGCAAAACCAGGCAATCCATGGTGAACAGCACCCTGCTGTTCCTTGAACGAACGGTGATCGGCTCGGACCCGCGCGTCAGGCATTTGAAGCAGGCCAACCGATTTGAATATTGGAACGGATCGATTTTGGCTTACGGCGGCATGGCCGACGAGGAGCAGCGCGAGCAGGTGCGCGGGATCGGCGCGGCGGGTGGCGTGGACATCGCCTGGATAGAGGAGGCGACCCGTTTCACCGAGACCGACTTCAACGAGGTGCTGGGCCGCATGCGCGGACAGGCCGCCCCCTGGCAGCAGGTGATCCTCTCCACCAACCCCGGCCCGCCCTCGCACTGGATCCACCAGCAGTTGATCCTGGGCGGGGGAGCGGCCGTCTACGATCAGGCCCGGCCAGAGGACAACCCCTACAACCCGCCCGCCTATCTGGAGATGCTCCGGCGGCTCACCGGGATTTTAGGCCAACGGTTGCGCGAAGGTCGCTGGGTCCAGGCCGAAGGGCTGGTGTATGACCAGTTCGACCTCGACAACCTGACGGATGACGATTTTGACCCTGAGCTGCCCTTTGAATTGGGCATTGATGACGGGTACGTGGATCCACGCGCGATTCTCTTCATCCAGCGGCAAGGGGCCAATATTTTGGTCTTTGACGAGATATACCAGTCCCACCGGCTGGCAGAGCAGCACGTCACGCAAATCCTGGAGCGGTGCGTCCAGTACGCCGGCCGCGACGAGCCGGAGGAGTGGGCGAGCTGGAACCTCACGGACCGGGCCATGTGGTGCCGCGCTCAAGGGATACCGCTGCCGGAAATCGCCATTGTCAGCCCAGAAGCTAAGGAGCTGCAGGCCCGGCTGAGATTGGCCGACATCCCTGCCCGGAAGGCGAGAAACGATCTGTTGCAGGGCATCGAGGCCGTGCGCGAGCGGATATGTGATGGGAATGGATACCGGACCCTGCGGGTTAACCGCAGATGCAAAAACCTGATCAGGGAATTAACAGAGGGCTATGTATATCCAGAAGGCAAACACCGAGACAACGAAAAACCACAGGACGGCAACGACCATGCTCCTGAGGCGTTGCGTTATTGGGTATACACGAGGGGCTAACCAATGAGCCTAATGACGCGGCTGGCGAACTGGATCGTGGCGAAATCGGCGCTCTACGACCTACACCCGGAGCTCGAAGACCGGGTGCACCTGCTCAGCGTGTCCAGCGAGGACCAGGCCGAAAGCGGCGCCGATAGTCAGTTTCGGCAAAACGCCACCAACTACACCCGCCATATGTGGCTGCAAAAGGCCGTCAACGTACTGGCCAACAACATTGCGCCTTTGAGCGTGCGCGTGGTCCGCGGCTCAGGCGCTGATACTGAGTATCTCGTCGACCACCCGGTCAGCCGGCTGCTGGACGCGCCCAACCCGGACATGAGCCCGGAGGAGTTCTGGCGGGCGTGGGTCACCGACCAGATGCTGGGCGGTGAGTGGGGTGTCGAGGTGGTCCGCAGCGGCAGCGGGGCGCTGGTTGAGCTCTGGCCGCGCCAGCCCGACCAGTTTACCGTGCGGGCCAAGTCCGTGCGTTACCGGCAGGTGGACGCCTACCGGATTGATGACGGGTACGGCAAGCCCTATGATGTCAAGCCGGACGACTTCATTCACATCAAATTCTATAACCCCCTCTCGCCATTCCGGGGCATTGCACCGGCGACGGCCATTCAGCTCTCCATTGCCATTGACCAGTTGTCTCAGGCCTGGTCAAAGCTCTTTTTCAAAAACAATGCCCGGCCGGATTTTGCGGTGATCGCGCCCGAGGGCGTGACTCCTTCCGAAAAAGCGGAGATTTTGGAAAAATTGCGTGCTGACCACCGCGGCCGGCCGCATGAACCGCTGGTTTTGGAAAACGGGATCACGGATATCAAGGTTTTTAGTTTTCCGGCCAAAGACCTGGAGTGGATCAGCCAGCGCGAGATGAGCCGCGATGAAGTGGCCGCCATTGTGGGCGTGCCGGATGAAATCATGGGTTATGGGCGCGACACCTATGAGAATTTCGCCACCGCGGAAAAGGTTTTGTGGCGGCTGACTATTGTGCCGCTATGTGGTTTCCGGGATGGGGCTTTAACGCGGTATTTCCGCCGGGTGGGGTTGATTCGGCCTGATGAGCGCATTGAAACCGACCTGCGCAGTGTGCCCCAGCTGCAGGAGGACAAATCGGAGGCCATCGCCCAGGCTAAAACCCTGTTCGATATGGGCGTGCCAGTCAACGTAATCAGCGACTATCTCAATCTGGGGTTGCCTAAGATACCCGGCGGGGATATCGGCTATCTCAACAGCGCCATGGTGCCGGTAGACCAGCTGCCGGTGAGTGGTGGGCTAAGGCTCGGGCTGCTGGGTGGCCAGCCGGCCCAGACCAAAGGCGCCGTTGAGCGCGCTGATACTGAGTATGGCTCCCCCGAACACGAGGCCATCTATAAACGCCTGCAATCCCGGCTGTCCAGCCCCGTGGCCGCGCTGCAGCGGATCATCAAAAAAGAATTTCAGCGGCAGCAGACCGATATTCTGGCCCGGCTGAAAAACTCAAAAACCTATGGCCGCGGCCGGTTCAAGGCAGATGGCGAGTCAGTCCCCTCCCCTAACGAACTGTTTGACCTGGAGGCGGAGGTCACTGCCTGGGTCAACGCTCTAAAAGCTCGGGTTACTGAGGCCGTGGCTGAAATCGGCCAGCTCGAGCTGGATGAACTGGGGCTGGCGGTCGCCTTTGACATCACCCGCCCTGAGGTTGTCCGCCAGATCGCCCACATCCTGGAAACCGTCGCCCGCCGCACCAACGAAACCACCTGGACCGACCTGGTGGAGCTGTTCGAGGAGGCTGAGAGGGCTGGCGAGGGTGTAGTTGCTATTCAGGAGCGGTTGAGCGCCTATTTCGGGGACCGCAAGAGCGATTACCAGACTGAGCGCATTGCCCGCACGACCATGGTCGGCGCGTCCAACTCTGGCCAGCAACAGGCCTGGAACCAGGCCGAGGAGGAAGGGGTGCAGCTCGCCAAGCGCTGGATTTCCGCATTGCAACCCGACCGCACGCGCGAGGCTCACGCGGAGGCCCATAACCAGACGGTCGGGCTGCATGAAATGTTCGTGGTGGGCGGCGAAGAACTGGAGTATCCGGGCGACCCCAACGGCTCGCCAGGCAACATCATTAACTGTCTCTGCGGGATGGTTGCAGAGGTGAAGGAGTAACGTGATGGGTCGAATATATAAAACCTACCAGGCCCAAACCAAGGCCGTCGACCGCGAGGCCGGCATTTACGAGGTCATGATTTCCACCGAAGCGGTGGACCGCACGGGTGATATTGTCCGGGCGGCCGGGTGCCGGTTTGACAACTATCTCAAAAACCCGGTCGTGCTGCTGGGGCACGATTACCATGACCTGCCCGTGGGGAAAACCCTATCCCTCGAGGTTGTGCCGGGGGTAGGGGTCAAAGCAGTTTTCCAATTTCCCCCGGAGGGCACCTATGAAAAAGCGGATACCGCCCGCCGGTTGTGGGACGCCGGCTACCTCAACGCCGCCTCTATCGGGTTCAACCCTCTCAAGTCCGTTAATCTCGAGCCGGACAAACCCTGGGGGCCCAAGGAATACGTTGAGTGGGAACTACTGGAGTGGTCCATCGTTACCGTGCCGGCCAACCAGGACGCGCTCCGGCTGGCGCTGGAAGGCATCGAGGACACGTTGACCAAACAGGGCCGCATATTATCAGCGGCCAACGAAAAACGGCTGCGGGACGCGGCCGCGGCGATTAACCAGGTGCTGGCCCAGTTGGGGGAACCCGACGAGGAAGCGCCGGATAAATCGGCAACTGAGCACGCGGATAAGGCAAACGCTGATGCATCGGTGAACGACGCGACCGATTCCGCCATGCTCAAACATCTGTCAACCTATTTAGACGCATTACGTGAGGTGTTGTGATGAGTGACGAACTGGAAAAGGTCATCGCCCAGATGGCCGAACTGACCAACGCGGTCAAGGAAAATAAGGGTCTAAACGGTCTCAACCGTGACGAGCTGGAGAGCACCCTGAAGGGCCTGCTCGACCAGTACAACGAGCAGCTGCTGAAATCGCTGCCCCGGCGAGCGGGCGCCGATACTGAGTATCCCGAGTTTGCGAACGCCCCTGTGAAAGGGCGCTACGCGGGTATGCTGCGCGAGTTTGCCGAGCATGGCCA